TTTTTAATTGTTCTAATAACTTTTTGTCTATACGGATTGTTTTCATTTGAAAAATTATCAATTGGTTCAGTAACATTATTATCTTCTAACATATTCAAAATAAATCTTATTTGTCTTTTTTTATTATCAAAAGTTCCAATATTATAATAATCGTCATCTACTTTGAAATGAATCCTTTTAAGTCTAATATTGTCGTCAATATTTATTTCTTTAACTTCATATCTTCGCATAAGAAAATTCATAACCTTTTGGTCAATTTCTTCTGTTTCTTCTTTCAATATGTGTCTAATTAGTTCTTTCATTACATTACTTTATGTTAAGTGGTTCTTCTTCAACAAAAATTAAGTTTATAATAACTTTAAATCCTTTAACTCTAGTTTCCGCCAAATTATTGATATCTTTTTTATTCATATAATTGTTAATTATATTTTCTTTGGCATCATTATTTATTTTATTAGTCGTCTCCTCATTAGTTTTAGGATCTAAATAGGTAAGTGTGCCTTCAGTTAAATCTATTGCTTTAACTTTAATATCTATAGATTTTTTACCACCTACAACCGCAACCAACTTATATATATAAACTTTTTTATCTTTAAGATCCCAAAAAATAATTTTTCCATCTTCTGAAACGCTAATGTGATTTGGTGGTATGTCTTCATTTAAACCCATCAATTCTTTATTTCTTTGTAATTCTTCAATTAATTTTATTTGCATAATACTTTGTTATTAACAATAAATATTCGTTTATTTTTTTGTATCTTTGTTTTATATGAAAACATTAAAATTTTTACTTATTAATCTATTTATTCGAGATCACAGAAAGGCTCTTGAAATTATTAACGGTTTAGATTGTGCACCAAAAAATATCCCATCACAAAAGAAATTACCTAAACAAAAAAAAGTTTATGGCGACATGAGTTCTTTATTATTAACTGTGGAAGATAATGATGATGTTTTTGTGGAACCTATAAAAGTTTTAAAACCAAAATCAAAAAGAGATGAGCTTTTGGAAGGTTTGAATTACCTAAAATCTAAAAAGATTAAGACAGTTAAGGATAAGGAATCAATCTACACTTTAGAATTGTTATTGAAGTCATAAAGTGATTACACTTTATTGTCTAAACTTAGACTTATTGTTTTGTAAACAGGTTTGTTTTTTTGTAGGTTTGTATTTCCTCTTCAGTTATTTTACCCATTTTGAATTTTTTAATTCCGATATAGGATAAAATCCGTCAGCATATTTATCATAACCACTTCCAAAAAAATTATTACCATTAATAAGGTTTTGCCAACTATTAAATTGTGTCGTATACTTCCATAATTCGTCTTTATCTTTCATGTAACCATTATTTTTAAGATAAGCACCAACCATTCCTCCAGTTCTATCCGCACCATGAGCACAATGAATTAATGTATTGCCTTTATTTAAAACTTCACTAGTTTTTTGTATTGATTTAGTATAACCTTTACCTAATTTATACCCACTATGTGAATCAATATAGTGGTAAGTACAACCATTTTCCTCACATATTTTTTTCTCAGTGTCTTTAGATGTTTTAGTGTGTTTACTTCTATGTTTTTCATCATCACCACTCATTCTGATAATATTTTTTATTCCATATTTTTTAATTACAGAAGGTAATATGTCTGCAGTTATTTGAGCTGATCTCCAATTATTTTGACCTCCAGGTATTTTAGCAAATTTAAAGTCTTTTAAGTCTCCAGTATCAACATCATTATCATCAAGACTTTCAACTTTATTTTTTTGGATTTTATTAATGTCTTCATTTTCAAAATCACTTTCATCCATTTTTTTTATAATTTTACCCATAGTTTCTTGATCAACAATTCCTGTTACATCTAATGAATATTTTTCTTGAAAATCTGTAGTCGCTTTTTTTGTTTCAGGTCCAAATTTACCATCAACACCCCATTTAGGCAATGAAAACCCTAAAAACTGTAATGCTGTTTGTAAAAGTTCAACACCTTTTTTAACAGGATAAGGTTTTTGTTGTTTTTCAAAAGTTTCTTTTTTATTATGTATTTTTTTCAAGTCATTAATTAAATCAACATCATTTTCAGTTTCTTTATCTTTTTGTTTTGGTTTATCATTATTTATTACTTTAGATGCTCCTTTTCCAATCGCATTTTTTAAATCGTTAATAGGGTCCTCAGCCGAGTAGAATCCCCCTGAAGTTCGATAAACATTATAATGTAGGTGTGGTGCGGTGCCTTTAGCGTTTCCAGTATCTCCTAAAGTCCCAACTTTAGTTCCTGAATTAACTGATTGGCCATTTTTAACCAAAATACTATCTAAATGGCCTAACCAATGAGAATATCCGTCTTTATCCTTAATAATAACAGTATTACCATTACCAAAATCTAATTTAACTACACCGTCAACAGGTGCAAGAATTGGAGTTCCTCTCTTTCCAAAAATATCAATACCAAAATGGCCTTTAGGATGTCCTCCAGCACCTGCGTGAGTCGACTTTTTACTAAAATCAGAATTTGCGGTTGATCTTGGATTACTAAAATTATCCCAATCTTTATCGTAACCTATATTATACCCTCCATCAATAGGAAATACTTCAAGTTCTTTATCTTCTTTTAGTTTATATAATTTTCTAATATGTTTTTTATCAGATTCACTGATTATTAATTTTTGTCCCATATTTTTTTTATTTATAAATAGACCAAGATCGTTTTTCTGCCTCTGTTACCAATTGTTTTAATTTGGATGTAGTTTCGGTTAATATTAATTTTTTTTTCACCCTAAAATAATTTTCAGATACTGAAGTTTTTTGTTCATTAATTTTTTCCTTCAAAACTCTAACAAACTCAGTTTGTATGTCTTTTAATAACTCAACATAAGAATTCCTTACTCTTTTTTCAGGTTCTTCAAACTTGGCATTTGAATATAGGTAATTAATTCCTGAAATGTTTGTTATGCATTTGTGACCACCTGAATTTGCCATAATGACATCATACCCATTTACAGATGCTTTATTAAAAACTTTTCTGTCTTCAAAAGGAATTGATTTATAAAGATCTTTTGACTTGTAATCAAGATATCTGTTAAGTTTCTCTGTCCCGTTAATTTTAATTGATGGTGAATTACCATAAATTGCCATAAAGTCTTTGAATGTAAATCCAACCGATTGTTGTTCTGCGTCCATCTCAGATATTCTTTTAAGAGTTGAGAATGTAACTATTTGTTTTTCTAATTCAGTTCTAAACTTTTCTAACACCTCATCTTTAATTTGCCCAAGATCAACCCCTTTAAGTGCTCTTTCTTTTTTATATGGATTGCAAGATGCTTGAACCATTCCCATTGGAAGTCCTGTCACTAAAAACTCACTATCAGGATGGTTAATAAATGGTGTGTATCTGTCGTAACCTCCAGATTTCATTGTTGGACCTAAACCGTATTGAGAAATGATACCATCTTCATAAGTAACGCCCTTTTCTTTTCTTGATTGGATATAGTGCTCTTGATTTTTTTGTAATTGGTCCATTGACGCATATCCTTCTTTCTCCATTAGTTCTTTAATGTTTAAAAGAATATTTTGAAGTGATGGTTTTGAATTCATCACAAGGTTTCTTAAAAAGTTTGGTTTGTTTTTAAATGCTAACAAAAGTTTATTTGCTACCAATCCCATCATTTTTTTATTTTCTTTAACCCCTTTGGTTCTATCTACTTTGAATAGGTATTGTACAACTTGTTCTGGTGTAATATCGTATTTTGCATAATCTGCGGAATCAATCATTGAAATTGTTTCAACATCATCTTGTGTAAAAATGTCTTTAGGTGAAATAGATTGTGATATTGTTTCTACATTTGATCTTGATGATTTGAAGTTTGTTGCGGTTCCTCGTTCCACACCGGCTTGACTATCGTGATGATCTGTATGTATAATAAACATTGGTTTACCATGAGCAAAATCCACTAACACCGGCATTATTTCGCCTTCGCCTTCTAATTTTTTAATTGCAAACTCCTTAGACCCATATTGTATAATTTCAGCATCAACAACTTTAATCCCATGTTGTTCAAGATAATTCTTCATCGCTAATGCCGTGGTAACTCCATCCAAATCTTGATGAAAATATATTTTTGCCATTTGGTATCTTTTAGCGAGTGATCCAATGTCTCTAATGCCACTTTCGTTAAGGATTCTTTTGTTCTCTTCCTCAATAATTTGTCTAATCAAATTTTTCATCCTATATAAATACTTTATTAACAAAAAAATCCCCATGTTTAAGTGGGGATTGTATATTTTAGTGTTTTACTAAAATTATATTATTCTGCAATTTCACTTTGTGGTTCCATTTCGCCAACCAATTCCATCATCTGAACATCCAAGTTTAATTTAACCTCATCACCCAACAACACACCACCTGTCTCAAGTGTTGCATTCCAAGTAAGATCAAAATCAGATCTATTAATAACCCCTGTAATTTCAAATCCGTGTTTTGTATTACCCCAAGGATCAACTGATTTTCCATTATAATCAACAACCAAATCAATAATTTTAGTTGTATCTTTGATTGTCATTTCACCTTTCATTTTACCATCAGTAAGATTTAAATAGGTTGATTCAAAATACATTCTTGGAAATCTTTCCGTATTAAAGAAGTCTTCCGCATTAAGGTGTGTGTCTCTGTCACTATTTCCCGTTGAGATTGAGTTGACCTCGGCCTCAAAACGAATTTGGGCATCTCCCATATCTTCCATAGTGTAGTTCATTCCACCAGAATAATTTTTTAAAGTTCCTTTTATGTTAGAAACCATAAGGTGTCTGATTTTAAATCCCAAATCAGAATGGGTTTGGTCAATTACAAGTTGTTTCATTTTTTTTTATTTTAATAAGTTATATATTGTTTTAGTTGTTTGAGTTTCCAAAATTAAATGGTAAAAACCTGAAGGTAAGTCTTCCGAATTAAAAGAAACTAAAGTGGTGTTTTTTAACCACTTAATAATTTTTCCTTCTGAGTTAATTAAATAAAAATTAGTTGGTTCAGAAAGTGGGAATACAATTACTCCCTCCATTGGGTTTTCAATTGTTAAAACATTTAATTCATCAACATTTATAGTATTACTACAAAGAATTAAAGTGTATGACATGTTTGGAGTAACAGTAATTGGTCCCATACATTCCATTTGGCAGTTGCAAGGTGGTGTTGGTGCCGCACAAAGTGTAAGACTGATTTGGTTTGTTGTATCAGTAATTTCTAAGTGCCAAACTTGTTGATTAATTAAAGTGTCAACAGATAATATATTTGCCATTCCTGAATTAAGAGGACTAATCCAATTACTTACAATAGTGTGTTCACAATTATTTGGGTTGATGACATAAACATCTAAAGTTGTTTGTGAAAAACTCATGAGTGTAAATAAACTCACGAATAAAGAAAGGATTAAATTTTTCATATGATTTTTATTTTAATGATAAGGATTTAAATGCACAAAGAAAATAGGTTTTACAAATGAAAATTAAATTTCTAATATTTTCCAATTTCCTTTTTTATCTTCAACAAGACATGTTGAGTTTTCACAAAAGTCTCCAGAGTTCATATAATCAATTTCAAGTTTTGGTTGATGAATGTGACCACAAACTGCAACATCATATCCCTTCTCTTGTGTTATCCCTTTTGCTCCCATTTCAAAATCAGAGACAAAATTGATTGCACCTTTAACAGATTGTTTAATGTCGTTTGCTAATGAATGATATTTCAAATTGAATATTTTTCTGATCCTATTATATATTGTGTTTAGTTTAATAACAAAATCATAAGACCACCCTCCAACAACCGCCAACCATCTTACTTTCATAATAATAAAGTCTAACACATCCCCGTGAAAACAATAATAACTTCTTCCATCAATTCCAATATGATTATACATTCTAAGAATTTGAATATTATTTAATTGAAATGGAATAAAGTCTTTTAAGAAGTCATCGTGATTTCCCCTTATGTAAATTACTTTTGTTTTACCTTCAGATAGTTTGATTATCTTTCTAATTATTCTTGTACAATCATTTGTCCATTTACCATTACTTCTTATGGCCCATCCATCAATAATGTCTCCGTTTAATATTAAAGTCTCCATTTCATTTTCTTCTAAGAACTTTAATATCTTGTCTGTTTGTGATTGACGAGAACCTAAGTGAAGATCGCTCATTATTACTGTTTTCCATTTTTTCATTACCAATAGTTTTGATCTTTTGTAAAATATTCTTTGTTTTTGTGATTAAAAAATGACCCTAAAAACAATTTAGCCATGTAAATTATACCCTTGTTTTCAAATCTTCTTGGTGGAGTAAAAACTACATTATTTATTCTACCAAATTTTTTAGGTTTGATTTGTTTAGAAAAATAATAATCTTCAGCAACTTTAATCTCCTCATCAAATCCTTTAAGATTTTTGAATGTTTCTGATTTAATCATCATAAATCCACCTAAACAAAATGGTGTGGACCACTTTGATATTAACTGTAGAAAATCAAACAAACGGTAAATGTAGTTGTATTTACCGTTATCGCTTCTGAATTTAGTCGTAACTAAATCCAAATTATTTTTGTGTATTTTAAGAAATGCTCTTTTGATAATTTTTGGATCTAACAAAAATACATCTGCGTCCATAAATAAAACATAAGGCGTTGTTACAAGTTTGAATCCGTTATTTCTTGCTATTGCTGGAAGTCCACCCTCCATTAAATGTAATTCAAATTTATCATGGAAGAATTTGTACACTAATCTATTCAATAGTTCAGTTTTTGTAATTTCATCGTTTGATGCGTCACATACAACAACTTTAACATTATGTATGTCAACCTGATAGTTTAGTAGATCCAATGTTTTTAATATAATTCCCTTCTCGTTCTTACAAGGAATTACTATGGTTATATATTCATTTAATTTCATAATTATTACGCCACTCAAAGTAATCTTTGCGGTCTTTTAAAATTATTTTAACAATTAGTAATAATATGATTGAACTAAAAATCATAAATTTTTTTACCAATAGATAGTAATAAATTTAGTTAAATACGATTTAAAAGTCAATCTTAGCAGTATTGTAGCTGTCTTAACTTTTAGTTAACATAAAAAATTACTATATTTGTATTATGATTACAGATAAACTTTTAAACATACCTCAATCTAGTGGCTGTTACCTTTTCAAAAACGAAAAGGGTCAGATCATATATGTGGGTAAGTCAAAGTTTTTACCTAAACGAGTTAAATCTTACTTTCAAAAAAATCACAAAGATAAAAAAACAACTTTCTTGGTAAATGAGATCCGTGATGTTGAGTTCATGACTACTGATGATGAGTCTCAAGCTCTTTTGTTAGAAGATGAACTTATAAAATCACACAAACCAAAATACAACATCAAAGCAAAAGATGATCGTTCTCGTCGTTGGTTTATCACTTTGAGTTCAGATGAATTCCCAAGACTTTTGGTTTGTAACCCTTCTAACTTTACTGGTGAAGTTCTTTTGGAATCTACAAGTTCTAACTCTTGTTATGAGATCTATGAAATGGTTCACGACATTTTTAATCTTAGATCTTGTTCTTACAACTTGACTGAAGAAAATATCCAAAACGAAAAGTTCAAGACTTGCTTGGAGTTTCATCTTAGTCGTTGTAATGCTCCTTGCATTTCCTCTATTCAGAAGTTTTCTTACTTAAAAATTGTAAGTGAGATGAGAGATGTATTTTCTTTTCAATTCGACAAGGTTCGAAATCGTTTGAAGAAGTTTATGAAATATTATTCTGAACAAATGGAGTTTGAGCTTGCTCAGAACTTAAAAAACAAAATGGATGTTGTTGATTTGTTAGAGAAAAAACTTGAGTCGTTTCGTATTAGAAAGTATTGTGATGTTGCAAGATCATTCAAAGAACAATTTGGTTTATTGAACGTCCCAAATCTTATCGAAGCTTTTGACAATTCTCACACTGCCGGTGACTGTCAGGTGTCTGCTCTTGTTCGTTACAAGAATGGTAAAACTGATAAGTCAAACTATCGTAAGTTCAACATCAAAACTGTTGAGGGTCCTGATGACTATGCGTCATTCACTGAGGTATTAAATCGTCGTTTCAAAAGACTTTTGGATGAGAAACAGGAATTACCTTCACTTGTTGTTATTGATGGTGGTAAAGGTCAGTTGGGTGTTGCAAAAAAAGTATTTGAATCTCTTGGGTTGTTGTCTTATATTGATTTGATTTCTATTTCTAAAAACGACAAACACCAGTCTCAAACAATTCACACCGTTGATGGATCGTCATTTGATATTCCAAGAAGTGAGTTTGGGTTCTTATTGGCTGAGGTTCAAAATGAAGTTCACCGATTCGTGATTACTTTTCACCGACAAAAAAGATCAAAGAAAGTTATTGGATAAACTTTGTATCGTAATAAGTCACAATATAATCCGCATTTAAAAGTGGATGTTTGGTAATTATCTCATCTATTTTTTTATAATATTCTTCTGACTCATAGTAAGGTTCTACTTTAGGTAAAAACTCATCTTTATATTGATAAATAGCCTCAGTCACATCAACATTTTTGCCATTTTTTGTTGCGGATATTGGAACAACCTTGTTTTCTATATAAAACGATTCAAGATCAAAATGTTTATTGTTAAAACCAATTGAACTTATCTCGATCACATATTTTTTATATCCAACATCTAAATTTCCTGTGGTAAATTCAATTTTTCTTACAGAGTCAAAAACTTTTTGTATTTTGTTTCTTGTTTCGTCGTTAAGATAAAATTTTGGTTGTGTGTCTTCCCATATTATATTTGGTCTTAGTCTAATATTAATATATTGGGTAAATTCTTCTAATAATTCTAATAGTTCTTCATAAACTATTGCATAAAAATAAGAAACATTATTTGGATTTTTTATTTTAAAGTGAATTGGATGAAATGGGTTTGGATCCCAAGAACCATTTGATCCATATTCACCAACCCCAACAGGAATACATTGAAGTCCGAAAATGTTTACTTCTTCACCCACAAAGTTTTTAAATAATTTTAATATCTTTTCTTCTTTCATCATTTAAACATTTCCGATTCTTTTTTCCTTCTTGGTTCAAGACCAGGAAAGTCATTAAACAAGTTTTCACTTGTTGTTAATATTAATTTTCTTGCCAAATCAAAATCACTTTGTTTAACGGCATGTATAAACTTAGAGGTTCTAATACCTCTACCCATGTTAAATGACATAGAAACCATTGCATCGTACATCCCTTGTGTAATTGGTGGTTTAATTCCTTTTTGTTCCCACTGATTTAAAATTCTATTAATAATACTTTCAGATTCTCTTAAATCATCTTTTAGTAATGTTTCAGCATTTTCTTTTGTGATTTTAGTTCCACCTGGTCTAATTTTTGAATATCTTGGAAGAAAACTAAAAGATTCTTCTTCTTCAGGAAATATTGCGTGACCATATCCAATAGTATAAGCTCCATCACCAAGATCATACGCAACCAAGTTTGGTTTTCCTTTGTTAACAATAGAACCTTCTTCATATTTCAAATGATCAATTAAATTTGGTGACGACTTTCTAATTCTCAACGGAATAATTTTTTTGATTGTCTTTTTTTCAACCTCGACAGTTTTTTCTAATGCCGGTTCAACTGTTTTATTTAATTGTTTAACCGTTAAAAGTCCAACAAAAGAATATAATATATATTTTAATATTTTTTTTCTTAATTCAGGTGGAAGATTCTTAATCTTATCGGAAACACTTTCAATGTATTGGATAGCATCTTCTTTTGTTTTAACCCATAACTTTGATTTATCAATATCTTTTTTGACATTGGTAAAATCCCATTCCATGTCAGGTTCGGTTTTACCGTCCTCAACAATTAAAGATATTTTGAAAACCATGTTGTCCAAAATACCTTCATAAATAAGTCTATTATTAAATGATCTAAGTTGTACTTCCGTTAATGAAACTTTCATATTAATAAATATAAAAGAACTCTAAACATATTGAATCTTTGAAACACAAATGTTTTCAATTCCAAAAAACTGTAATTCGTCTTGTAGTAATTTTTCATTAGTCCAGTTTCTAACTCTATTATTAATGCCCCTTTTATTGTTTTTAACCCATGATTCAGAAACCCATAATTCTCCTGTAAATTTAATTTTAACATCTAACTCATAACAGTAAATTTTAGTTTCTTTGCTTAAGTAACCCCCTTGTCTGTATTTTCTGATGTTAGTAATTTCTATTTGAATGTTTTTACCCCAAACTTTACCTTCACATTTAATTAATTTTTTCTTAAAAAGTTTTTTAACTCTTTTGATGTGATCGTCCTTGATTATATACCCTACTTTGTTTGTGTTGTTCATAGAACAAATATAAGCAAAAAAGTTTAATCCAAAAAAAAAAGTTGTCCAATTCACAAAGAAAAGAACAACTTTTTAATTTTTATTATTTTATTTACTAACTCAAAGGAACTGGACAACAATTAGGTTGAGTTGGTGTTACCGTTGGGTAAGGAGTGTAAGTTGGTGTAAGAGTAACAGTTGGTGTAACTGAAGCCGTAATACTAACCGTAGGTGTAAACGATGGCGTATTAGTTACGGTTGGAGTATTTGTTGGTGTTTCGGTATTTGTTGGTGTTACAGTTGGTGTTACCGTTTCTGTTGGTGTGTTTGAAAGACCAGGAGTTTGTGTTGGTGTAATCGTTGGCGTAGTTGTTGGCGTTTCTGTTACGGTTGGTGTATTTGTTGGTGTTTCTGTTACGGTTGGTGTATTTGTTGGTGTTTCTGTTGGTGTAGGTGTTTGCGTCTCAGTTTGAGTAACTGTTGCAGTAACCGTTGGTGTATTTGTTGGAGTTTCAGTTGGTGTTTCAGTAACAGTTGGCGTTGGTGTAGATGTTTCTGTAACAGTTGGCGTTGGCGTAGATGTTTCGGTAACAGTAGGTGTTGGTGTAGATGTTTCGGTAACAGTAGGTGTATTTGTTGGCGTTTCTGTTACGGTTGGTGTTGGCGTAGATGTTTCTGTAACAGTTGGTGTATTTGTTGTTGTAGGTGTTGGTGTTTTGGTAACAGTAGGTGTTGGTGTAGATGTTTCTGTAACCGTAGGTGTGTTTGTTGGCGTTTCTGTTACGGTTGGTGTTTGGGTTGGAGTTTCAGTTGGTGTTGGTGTATTTGTTGGTGTAGGCGTTGGTGAAGGTATAATTTCAGTTAAACTACAAAGTTGTATTCCTGTTCCTCCAGGATCTCCTGCTCCTGAAATTGTTAATGATGTAATTGGTGTGTTTGGTGTTATTAACAAATAACCAGCCGAAGAGGCTAAATTACATGCTGAAGCAGTTATAGTATCTCCTAATATGTCTAAACATCCAACCAAACATGGACTAATTGTTAATAGGCCTGTATTTGGTGTAAATGTTATAGAACTTCCTGTATCCAACGCATAAATTAAAATTCTTATTTCTGAAATTTGATTTGAGAAATTCAAAGTGTAAGAAAATGGGC